GTTCAGGTGGAGGGGTGGCCGCGCTCGCTGAGGCGGCTATCAGGAGGCGCAAGAATGGCTAGGACCAAGGCCCAAACGCCAGCGCCACCCTCAGATAGGATCAAGGGCTCTAAGACCAACCCACAGGGCTCAGCCTCAGGCAAGCGTGGCGGGATTGAGATCTCAGAGAGCGTGGCGCGAGCGCTTCAGGGCATGGTGGACAAGCATAACGACCGCTACAAAGCCAAGTCTAAGAAGGTTGATCTAGGCTCACTCAAAGCTGTGTTTAGGCGTGGCGCGGGTGCTTTTAGCGTCAGCCACCGCCCAGGGATGACTAGGAACCAATGGGCATATGGCAGGGTCAAAGCCTTCCTCAAGCTAGTGGGCACAGGTCAGCGTAAGGAAGCCTACACAGGTGACCTTGACCTCCTCCCAAGCGGTCACCCTCAAAAGACTGAGGCTAAAGCTGAGCTCATGGCTCCTCAGAAATATAGTCATATTGACTTCAAGCCACCTGAGGGAGCTAGAAAGGCGGCTGAGCGCGCTTTGAGAAGGCGAGCACAGAAGCCACAGAGTCAGAGGGGGATGACAGCCGTTGGCATCGCCCGCGCTCGTGACCTCATAGCAGGTAAGAACCTGAGCCCTGAGACGGTCAGACGTATGCTCGCCTACTTCACCCGCCATGAGGTGGATAAACAGGGCTCTACCTGGGAGGAGTATGGCAAGGGACGCCAAGCGTGGGATGGGTGGGGCGGTGATGCTGGCTATTCATGGGCTCGAAAGGTGGTGAACCAAATGAACGCCGCAGATAAGAAAACAGCCCTCAGGGCTTATGGTGAGGCGGTACAGCTCAGCGCTGTTCCCTCTTATGATGTCCCTGAGGGTCTGACCATTGGCAAGCCCTTTAAGACCTTGGCGCTTGGTCAAGTGAGCTCACGCATGAGTGGTGAGGCCATTGGCGCTCCTATCTCACAGGAGCTCCTTGAGGAGATGGTCAGAGTCTACCGTGAGCGCCGTGAGGCGGACCCTGTCATCATTGACTGGCAACACGCCACCTCTCCCTTTCAAGGTGGGACACCCGCGCCACCTGAGAGCGGGAACGCCCTTGGCATGATCGTTGAGCTTGAGCTTAGAGAGGATGGGCTTTACGCCATCCCCGCCTATAACGAGCGCGGTCTGAAGGTGGTCCAAGATGCGGGTGGAGTTCTGTGGAGCTCCCCTGAATACCTACATGGTGAAATCTTCACTCGAGATGGTGGTGAGAAGGTGGGTGACGCCCAGCTACTCGCTGTCACCCTAACCCCCCGCCCTGCTCAGTCTCATTCTAAGATTGATCGGGTCACTTTAAGCGAACAGGAGCAACTGATGGACTTTGAAAACATGTCCGTAGATGAGCTCAAGGCCGCGCTCGCCGCTAAGGACGCGATGGTCAAAGAGCTAGAGCAGAAAATGAAAGACCTCACAGAGGAGGCTGAGGCTTCCCTTGCTGGCGAGTATGAGTCTGAGGAGATGGCTGAGAAGTCCTCTGAGGATGACAAGCCTGAGGAGATGGCTGAGAAGTCTGAGGACGAGAAGGCCAAGAAGATGAGCGAGCCTGCTACGCTCTCTGAGAAGGCTGAGCCTAACCTCCTAGCTGAGGTCATGGCGCTACGCGCTCAGAACACCAAGCTCTCAGAGCGCCTTGAGGTCATCGAGGCTGAGAAGCGTGATGTTGAGCGCCGTGAGGCTGTCAGCGCCCTCCTCCGTGAGGGGAAGGTTAGCCCTGCTGAGGAGCCCGCCGCTCAGCGCGCTTGGGACGTCCGTGAGACCATGCCTGAGTTTTGGACCATGTTCAGCGAGCGCCCAGCATCAAGCGCGGTTCCTCTCAATGAGATTGGCCATGGCGCTTCAGGTGAGGAGCTCAACAAGGCCACCCTCGCTGAGAAGGTCAAGGCGCTCGCTACTGAGAAGGGGCTCAACTTCTCAGAGGCTCTCAACTTATTCCGTGAGCAAAACCCCGATCAATACAACTCTGTGTTCAGCTAAGGAGTACTGACCATGAACCAGATCATTCGTTCGTTTATCTGCGCCTCAGCTGTAACTGAGTTTGCGCTTGTGGCAATTGACAGCAACGGGAAGGTTGCAATTGCAACCGATCCAACCGCCAACACCATCATTGGCGTGGCTCAGCGTGGCGCTGAGGCAGGTGACCCTGTTGACGTTGTCATCTTCGGTGAGACTCGTGTCATTGCCAATGGCAGCCTCACCCTCACCTCTAACACCGTCCTCTCTGTCACCACAGACGGTGAGGTACAGGCCGCCGCGTCTACCCACTATCCTGTGGGCTTCACGCTCCCCAACATCAACCAGACCAGCGCCTCAGCTAATGAGCAGATCGTCATCTGCTTCAGCCGTGGCCTTGCTCCTCTCGCTTAATTGGAGGTGATCCACAATGGCTAGCTCATATCGTAATATCCACCCTGTTGACGAGATCCTCTCTAGCCTAGTCGCTGAGGCGGTCCCATCAGACGCTCAACTCATCGCTGACAAGGTCTGTGAGAACATCAAGGTTCCACAGCGCTCAGGAACTCTCCTCCTTGAGAACAGCCGTAACTTCATGGGCGCAGGTGCAGGGCTTGACCTTCAGCGCGCTCCTGGTGCTTCACGCAACCGTATCGGTGGCTTTGATCGCTCAAGCCTCACCTACAAGTGTGACATCTATAGCGCTGAGGACAGCATTGCTATGGAGGACATTGTTGATTCTCAGTACCCAGGTTCTGAAGAGGCGCGCATTGTCAAGAAGGTCGCTCGCGTCATGAAGCTCGCTAAAGAGAAGCGCGCCGCTGACGTCCTATTTGATGGGGCGAACTTCAACACCGCAACCTCAACCGCTCAGTTCGGTGGCAAGTTTGACGTTGCAGGCGCTGAGCCTCTGAGCTACCTCCATCAGCTCAAGGACACCGTTTTCGAGAACGCTCACGGCCTCAACGCTGACACACTTATCCTTGGCCGTGAGGTTTTCCGTAGCCTCGCTCGCTCAGGTGAGCTCCGTGGCTACTTCCAGGTTGGCACATCTCCAAGCGGTGTTGCTGGTGGTGGCTCACTCCTCCTCTCTGATGAGCAGGTCATCAACACCCTCCGTGACCTCCTTGGCATCCCCAACATCCACGTTGGCGCGGCTCGCCAAGACAATGCAGTCCCTGGCGCGGCTAGCTCTGAGGGCTACATCTGGACAGGTGACAGCATCTTCATGGGTATTCTCCACGGCTCAGACAGCATTCAGAGCCGTAATGGTGTTCGCATGATGCCTGTGGCCGCTGTCAACCTTGAGTTTGAGGCGATGAAGGCTGGGCAGTATGACAAGCTCGACCTCACAGCGCGCAACGTCTGGGCTGACATGAGCCACCTCTACAAGGTCGTTGACGGTGACCTTGGCTTCGTCCTCACGGACTGCCTCTAAGAGGGTGGCGTGGTCTGCTCATGTGGTCGCTCTCATGTAGCATTGGCTGAAGGTCCGAGCGCTGATCAAAAGGCGCTCGATGACCTCACAGCTCAGCTCCGTGACCTCAAGGGACCATATGGGCAGATCATCAAAGCGAAGATCAGGAGCCTTGAGGCTCTGATTAAGGCTGAGACTCAATTCAAGCGTGACTTGAAGCGGGCTCAGCGTGAGACGGTGGCTAATCTCAAGACCGCCGTTGAGCTCACCTCAGCTGACCAACTCCTAGCTCTACCAAGGGACCAGCTCCTTGACTTCATACTCAGGAGCGGGATGGGGTTGGCGGTTGAGGACTTTATTACAGCTCAAGACGCAATCACAGAGGTGGCGATTGACACCCTCCAAGTGATTATTTCAGGGGCGAGCGCCTCTGACGTCCCTGACCTTGAAGCCTTGCAAATTGCAACCGCTGACCAGGTCTTTCAAGATGTCATCCTTCCTGACACCCTCACAGCTGTGAGGAGCGCTCTCCAAGGAATGACTGTAGCAGTCCCCATGAGCCAAGCCATTGACGCTCTAAATCAGCGCCTTGAGCAGAGCACAGGGACACAGCTGACACAGGCTAGGACTCAGCTCAATAATTATGGGCGCACAGTCACAGCTAAAGCGGCTGAGGCGTATGACCTTGACCTCTACCTCTACACAGGCCCACGCGATGGCATTACCCGCTCCTTCTGTCGTCCTCTTATCAACAAGGTGGTGGATGAGAAGCAAATGAGGAAGCTAGATAATGGGCAGGGGATGCCTGTTAAAATTAGCGGTGGCGGGTATAATTGTAGACATAGCTGGTCACCCATCACAGATACCTTCATGGAAGCGGCGGGGCTTCAGAAGGCCACGGCTCAGGATATAGCCAAAGCAAACGCAGGAGGCGCTAGATGATTAAGACGGTCACAGGTCAAACCAGAGTTTATGAGTGGGTGGCACCTGGTCCTCTAAGTGGCTCAGCTGTGATGACTGTGGGGAGCTCCTCACCTGTCACGCTTACACAGACCCGCGCCAATGCCACCGTGTCAGCCATCGCCAATGATAGGCGGACGCTCACGGTAGACAGCCAAGCCACAGCGCTCCAAGCTGATCAGCTCAAGGCCTACTTAGTGACTGATGGTGACAGCATCTACAGCGTGACTGTGGTGAGGATGGTGGGCACTACAGCTATCCTCGCTGAGCCTCTACCTCGTGAGGTGGATATGAGTGAGACGGCTGAGCTCGTCTTTGGGATGCACTATGGGACTATTCCCTCAGTCATCACCAACACCTCAGGCTATTATCCCATCCAAGTGAGTTACACGCTCGACATGGGACAACAGACACAGACCAAGCTTGAGAAGGGGCTTCTCAAGGTCACGCCACGCCCATTTGATACAGGTCTGAGCCATGATGAGCTTGTGGGTCAATTCCCTCAGCTCGCTGACATGCTCCCACGCCGTCAAAGCTCATTTGAGACACAGATTGAGGCGGCGCTTGCTGAGGTGGTCTTGGTGGTCAGGGATCACCTGAAAGATGAGCCAGAGGTCACAGAGGATGAGGTCTTTAATGCTGGCTCATTCCTCAACGCCCACGCTTACTGTACAGCGGCGCGGGTCTACGAGATGGTCAATCAACTTGATAATGCCAACCTCATGCGTCAGCGCTGTCAGGAGCTCATGGACATCAGCCTCAGGTCATTAGCCTTGGACCGAGATGGTGATAACGTGGTGGATGATAATGAGCTAGACGTAGCCAAGAAGGGGGGAAGCGCTCGTGACCTCAGAGCATCATGGAGCTCCTACAACAAGACAGCCTATGACGCCACCTTCACTCCCACCCGTGGGATGAGGCACTAACATGACCGCCAAGGTCAGGCTCAATCTACCCACCTCGCTGTGGACCGCTAAGGATAGCGCCCGCTTAGCGCTTAACACCTTGGCGGCTATCAAGCTGAGGACCACCAGAGGGGTTGACGCCAATGGGCGTCCATTCATCCCATACTCAACAAACCCCATCTATGTTCCTTATAGAGGAGCGAGGCTGAAGCCTAAGGGTGGGCGCGTGTCACGCTCAGGGCGCTCAGTCTACTATGAGGGTGGCTATAGGGAATACAAGAGCGAGAGCAGACAGCACTTTGTGGGCTCGAGCGCCTTGGTTGACCTCACCCTCAGCGGGGCGCTCCTCAATAACCTCATGGTGCTTCAAGCTACAGATAGCTTCTTTATCATTGGCCTCACTCAGGAGGTCAGAGGCTATGGCTACAGGGTCAATGCAGAGCGTGAGTTCCTTGGTCTATCTCCTAGAGACGTCAATGTGCTAGTCTCAGCGGTACAAGCTGAGATCACTAAGAAGATCAAGAGGGGGAGCAAATGAGCCAGGGCATCTATTCAGCGCTCGATTACCTAGAGGGCCAGATCGAGGCCACCCTCCCTAAGACGGACTCTCATCATGGCTTTGTGAGCATTAACAGCTCAGGGCGCGTGGGACCGCTTGAGGCTCATCAGCACACCACCCGCTTCTTCGAGCTCAGGCTTGAGACGTTCGCTATTGATGATGGTGAGGCGGGGATTAGTGGACGCAGGCGCGCCACCGTCAACCTCAGGGTCAGATATGACATTGGGGAGCTCCACTTTATGGAGCGGATGATTGCTGAGGACGCGGCCGCGCTCATGGTCACCCTCAAGGGTCCACAGTATAATCTAGCCTCAACAGGTATCGTTTCATTGATCCCTGGTGAGCCAACCACAGAGCCAATCCTTGACCCCACCTCTGAGGTCATGGCCTTGGTCTTAACCTTCCCCTTTGACCTGCTTTATTTGGAGGCGCTATGAGCGTGACCCACAGAAGTTTAAGCGTGGCTGTTGAGAGCTCCTTTGGCTCACTCAGCTCAACCACAGGCCTCCCTGATAACAGCGGCCTATCCTTCACCTCAATTCCATGTGAGCGTGACCCCATTATCGTTTACGGTGACCCTGTGGTCAGCGAGCGCAACGATGCAAGGGATGGCACCTTTGGTTACGCTCCTGAGCCTGACACAGTTTGGTCTGGTGGCTCACGCGTTCGCCGACGTACAGGTCAAGTCACACTCAGGCTTGACCTCACTACTGTGGGTAGCGCTGTCAATAACTACTCATCCAACTACTTGGGCCACCTTCTTGGTGGTGGGCTGATCACCTCAGCGGGATTGACTCACAGCGATGTGGTGAGCTCCATCTCTGACGTGAACACCTTCACGCCTACCACCACCTCAACCAACTACATCACAGGCTCATTGGTTGGCGCTGACCTTAACGGTCGCGCTGAGTATAGCGCGGTAACAGATAACGACCTCACAGGCGATGTCACAGTCAGCCCTGCTTTCAGCTCAGGCTTCACAGGGACACCAACCATGAGGCTCCTTCAGACATGGTTTGTCCCATCGAGGGATGAGCTAGGCACAACAGAGCACAGCTTAGCCTTCCGTGTTGATGGGGTGAACTTCCGCTCATATGCTTATGGCTGTCGCTTGGAGAGCATGACCTTGAGCCTAGACAATGGGCGCGTGATGGCTGACCTCACCTATCAAGCGGCGCTGATTCAAGATGATCACGCTTCAGCCTCTGGGCCTGTTGAGCCAAGCTACAACAGCGGAGCGCCCTGCTTCTTCCGTGGCTCCTATGCTGTCATCTCTAACGCCTCACCGACAAGCCTGACAGATGTGGGCCTCACAGGTGACACATTAGGGCGTATCTCACTTGATGTGGATGACTTCACCCTCACAGTCACCAACACACTCACACCTAAGGGCCACTCTAACAGCATCCTGGCTATGAGTGACATGGAGGTGACTGATGTAGACGTGGAGCTCACGCTCACGCTCAGCAACGTCAACACCACCATCAATAATGACTTCTTCAACAGAACGATCCGTCAGGTGTTAGTGGGCTTTGGTCCATTGGCCGCTGGTCAGGGTGGAGCCTTCCAAATCCCTGCCGCATTCCTTACTGTGGACCCATCCAAGTATGATCCGAGCGGGAATGATATTGTCAGGCAACAGCTCACCTACAAGGCCTCACGCTTTGGCGGTGACGTGGCTGACACCCGCGCCAACTACAACACTCCATTCAGGCTCGCTTTAGGCAAAGGCTCTTAATCATGGCGCTCTCATTCCTCCCAGACTCTGACCTCACCCTTGATGTGGTGGTGACCTGTGACCCTGCTGTGGTGGCTACGCCTGAGCAGGTGAGCGCCTACATGTTGAGCGGTGAGCCTTCAGACCTTGGAGGGAGTGAGGGCGCTACTGTGTTCACCCTCAAGGCGCTCTCACCTAGCGATAGAGAGAGA